GAAAGTGGTGAAGAGACAGGATTAAAATATCCATATATTGTTTCTATGCTCGAAAAGACAGGCGAAATACTATCTATAAGACGTAATTACGATCAACAAGATTTACTCATGCGAAAGAAACAATTCTTTGTGCATTACAAATTTTTGCCTGGCCTTGGATTTTATGGATTTGGTTTAACACATATGATGGGTGGTCTTGCTAAAGCATCAACTAGTTTACTTAGACAATTAATTGATGCAGGTACATTAAGTAATCTCCCTGCAGGATTTAAGGCACGAGGAGCTAGAATAAGAGATGAAGACTCACCTCTTGCCCCTGGTGAATTTAGAGATATTGATGTTGCAGGTATGGATATACGTCAATCATTGATGGCATTGCCGTTTAAAGAGCCGTCAAACACGTTGTATTCATTGTTGGGTACTCTAGTAGACTCTGGCAGACGTTTCGCTTCTATGGCTGATATGAAGATCAGTGAGATGGGTGGAGAAACACCTGTTGGCACGACAATGGCTATTATGGAACGTGGCACGAAGGTTATGAGTGCTATTCATAAAAGATTGCATTACTCACAAAAACAAGAATTTAAATTATTAGCAAACATATTTAGAGATAATCCTGCACCATATCCATATCAAACAGGATTACCGCCTATGATAAAGGCAGCAGACTTTGATGATCGTATTGATGTTTTACCTGTCAGTGATCCAAACATTTTTTCTATGTCACAACGTATTGCATTAGCTCAAACACAGTTACAGTTGGCACAAAGTAATCCTGAAATACATGGTGGACCACAAGGTTTATATCAAGCATATCGTAAAATGTACGAAGCATTAGGTGTATCTAATGTAGATCAAGTTTTACCTAGACCGCCACAACCACAACCAGTTAATCCTGCTAGAGAAAATCAAGAAGCCATGCGTGGTCAAAGGTTACAAGCATTTCCACAACAAAACCATGAAGCTCATATTGAAGCTCATTTAGCTATATTATCAACACCTGTTGCACAAGCTAATGCGACAATAGTTATGACATTGCAAGGTCATATACAAGAACATATAGGTATGATGGCTGAAGCTATGGCACAACAAGAAATTATGGCTAGTATACCACCAGAACAACAGATGATGATGCAACAAAATCCACAGATGATGCAGCAGATGAACGATCAAATACAAAGTCGTGCTGCTGTAATTATTGGTGAATTAACAGAAAAGTATGCACAAACATTAGAACCTGATAGTAGTACAGACCCATTAGTTGCATTAAGGCAACAAGAAATATCACTTAAAGGTGCTGATATACAAAGAAGACAAGAAGAATTTGAACAAAAACAAGAGTTTGAAAAACAAAAAGAAAGAAATCAACGATTAGTTGACCAACAAAGGATTGACATTTCACAAGAGGCTTTAGATGATAAAACACGTATTGCAGAAGAGCGTATCCAAGCTCAAAGAGATATTGCTAATGCTAACAACAATAGGAGAAACTAAATTGGTAAGTTCTATTAGAGAAAAAATATATCAAGTAGAGAAAGAAAAAAAGGTTGAGAGAAGAAAAGCTAAAGAAGCAGCTAATAATCCTGAACCAATATTTAAAGAAGTAAAAGAGCCAGAGGTTGAAAAATTAGTTGACAGTGGTGAAGTTAAAGCTACACCTAAAGTTGCAAAACCAAAGGTGAAGAAAAAGAAAAAAGGAGAGTCAAATGGGAAAAAAACTAAAGCCAGTTCCTGAAGGTAATAAAGGTTTAAAAAAACTACCAACTGAAGTTCGTAACAAGATGGGCTTTATGAAAAAAGGTGGTCTTGTCAAAGGTGGTACATCTGCACAAATGACAGGCAAGAGGTATAAAGGTACTTTCTAGTGTCTAAACGAAGAAAAGGTTTTCCGACTATAGAAGAGTCGATTAAATTTTTTGAGGGTATGACACCAGCACAGAGACAAGCTATGCGTAGAGGTATAGAAAACGCAAGAGAAAATAAAAAAAGAAAAGTAAAATATGATATAGACCCATTTACAGGACAAATGGGTTTTAGATTTAACAAGGGGGGTATAGTTAGTAGGGTTAAAAAAACAAAGTATTTTTAAATGATTGATCCAATTACATTATCTGCCGCTGTTAGTGGAGCGACAGCCGCTTACAACGGCATAAAAAAAGCCATCTACATGGGTCGTGAGATTGAAGATTTATCGAGCCAATTGTCAACGTGGATGAAAGCTGTAAGTGACGTAGACAACATTCACAAAAACGCCAGTAACCCTTCAACATTTGATAAATTATTTAACGGCTCTGTTGAAGAAGTAGCGATAGAAAGTTTTGCCAGTAAAAAGAAACTAGCCAAACAAAGGGAAGACCTTAAAAATTTTCTTGTGGCTCATTATGGAGTGTCTGCATGGGATGATTTGATTCGTGAAGAAGGACGGATACGCAAGGCACGACAAACAGCAGTGTATGCAAAACAAGCACGGCAACGCATGATAAGAGATTATACAATTATGGGTATAGCATGTTTAATAGGTTTCTCTGCTCTTGGTTGGATGATTTGGATTGTTAGTAAAAGTGTAGGGTGATGATTATTTTGTATAATTTAATATATTATTTTTTAATATTTTTATGTTTTGCTTCTGTATTGGCAATAGTTGTATTTGCCAGAGAAAAAGATATAACAACTTGCAGATTGGCAAAACAATTATTAGAAGATAAAACTAGAGTTTGTGTTTATGTTGGAGCAAACTATACACAATGGAACGAATTTGTACCGATTGGTGCAGGTGAATGTCCACGAGAGATAAGGTGTAAGTACCGACCTAATGAAAAACCATTTACGCTTAAAAACGTAATAAAAAGCATAAAGGATAGTTTTAAATGAGCAAGAAATTACAAAAAGGCAGTCAATATGAACAATTTGATTTAGATGGTGACGGCATTGTAAGTGACCAGGAACTTTCACGATCTGAACATATGATACGTCTTGAAAACTCAGATAAAATGCAAGATCAACAACGTGTGCTTTGCTGGGTATCATCTGTATCATCAATTATTTTAATAGTGTTGGTTATGTCACCAGCCATACCAGATACAAGAGTTGAAATGGTTACGGCTTTACTTTCGACATATGTTGTGGCAAATTTAGGTATCGTTGCTACTTTTATGGGAACGACTGCTTTCACTCGTTCAAAGGAGAATGGTAAAAATGGCGTTTAGACAATTTAGTCCAACAGGTTATTTAGGACCAGCAGATCGTTTTCACGAATATGGTACAGGACCTTCTCCTGAATACACAGTTGAAGATTATGAAAAACAACAAACTACAAATCCAAACACTTTACCAAGAACTCTTCCAGGATCAGGAACAGAATTAAGAGACTTATTAAAAGGGAATCCAAAAGCTACAACGTATGAATTTATGGATGAGTTTCGTGATTCTCCTTTTTACAAAGATGCTGGAAATTATTCAGGTTTGTCAACAATGGATATGAAGTATAATCCTTTTACAGGAAGCTATGGAGGATCATCTGATTTTAATAGATATAAACACGCTTATGATAAATTTTTAACAGAGAGATCAAAACCAACCGATTTTAACGAAAATCAACCAGCACCTGAACAACAACCTTTTCAATTCGATCAACCTAAATCTCCTTCAGAAGATGATTTACGTAGATCACAGATTATGAGAAATCTTATGGGTGGATTTGGCAGATCACCATTCATGGGAGGTTTTGGAAGATCACCTTTCATGGGTGGCTATGGATCACCTTTTGGTGGATTTGGAAGATCGCCTTTTGGTGGATTAGGTATGTTTGGTATGTCACCTTATGGTGGTTATGGTGGCTATGGAATGTTTGGTGGTATGATGAACCCATTTATGGGTATGGGTGGTTTTGGTCAAATGCAACCATATAGATCAAATTTTCCTTTTGCAAGAGGGATGAGATTTCCTCAACAACCTCAACAACTAGCAGCAGATAGATCAACACTTGTTACAGACCCAACAAATTTTACAGGTGGCACTCAACCAGGAGTATCTACACCTTCAACACAACAACCTTTTCAAAGCCCTAATCCATTTATGAACCCTTTTATGGCTGGTTTAGGAAGTATGATGGGTAATATGTTTGGTGGTGGTTATGGTTCAAATGTTCCTAATACACAAGCAAATGTAGCTCAATAAGTAATGACATGGTTATTAGTTGTATTTTTATCAGGAACAGTTCAGGAAAGTGTCTACTTCAGTGATTTGGATTCGTGTCTTAGAATTGCAGCGAAAATTAGAGCACAAAACTATGACCCTTCCCTTGCAGGGGATAGCAAAATTTGGGTTAAGGCTTATTGCGTTCCTAAATCAGTTCCGAAAAAAGAGTAAGAAAAAATGATGGAACAAACAATAAGTGATGTAGAAAATTTAACTAAAACAGTTAATTTTAATGAAGGTGGCGGCAGTGATGTTGAAGCTGGTATACAATTCATCTATCATATGCGTGAACATTTAGTTGATATTGGGATTGCAACAGTATATGGTTTAGTTGTATATGCAATATTTTTATGGATTACTAAAACAATAAAGGGGTAGTTATGCCAAAAGACGCTTGTTATCATAAAGTAAAAGCTAGATATAGGGTTTTTCCATCAGCATATGCTTCAGGAGCGATTGCTAAATGTAGGAAAGTTGGTGCAGCCAACTATGGTAAATCTTCTAAAAAGGCAAAAAAGAAAGCTACTGGTGGTGTTGTTAAGATGGCTAAAGGTGGATTTATTGCTAGAGGTTGTGGTCAAGTTGAAAATTCAAGGCGAAAACGTACTAGGACTTTTTAATGGCTGTACGCAAAACAAAAGCTGGTTTAGCGTTAAAAAGATGGTTTAAGGAGGATTGGAAAGATGTCCGCACGGGGAAGGCTTGTGGGAGACGCAAAGGTGAAAAACGGGGTACTCCATATTGTCGCCCATCCAAGCGTGTCAGTTCTAAGACTCCCAAAACATCTAGTGAACTTAGTGCATCCGAAAAGAAAAGTAGGATCGCACAGAAAAAACGACTTGGACAACCAGCAGGAAAGCCAAGGCGAGTTAAATCAGTAAGAAGGAGAAAGAAATGACACGATGGTTAAAAAATATAAAGGATGGCGAAATTTATGGATGGAATGAAATTCTAGCTGCTAATCCTTTAACTAAAGAAGTTACTGAGGAAGAAGCATTTCCAGAAAAATTTATAACTAAAAAGCAAAAAGGGCGTAAGGCTAAGGTAAACATGGAAACAGAAGTTGTGGATGACACACCTAAAGTTTCTGCAGAGCTAGAAGAAGAGGCTACAAAAGGTTTAACCAGAGCTAGAAACGACAAAGGTCATTATATAGCTGATGATCCTGATACGCCTGAGAATGAGGCTTGGGTAGATGATTCTAAATGATGTTATAGCGGAAGTCCGTGATCTAATACAGGATACAGACACTAACACACAGCGTTATTCAGATGCTATGCTGTTGAAGTTTGCCAATCAGGTTTTAAGAAGAACAGCTATATTTAGACCTGATTTGTTTTCGTTACAGACAAATCTGGCTTGTGTTGCTGGCACAGTTGTACAGTCAGCACCTGCTGATTCTATTAGGTTAATGGAAGTTTACTATAATGTTAATGGTAATGGGATCATAGAAACTACACGAGAAGTTTTAGATCAAGCATATCCATCTTGGATGACTGATAATGCTGCTAGCACTATTAACTGGATTAGAAATATACGTAATCCAAATAAATTTTTTATATATCCGAAAGCTCCTACCTCTCACGAGATAGTAATTGAGTATGCTCAAACTCCAC